CACCTAAAGCAGGTTTCAGTGCTCCAACACAGCAAGGACAAAGTCCACGTGGTTCGACTGTAAAAAAACCTTCATTTAAAAATTGGAGTGGTAGATAATGCAAGGCGAATATAAGATTATGATTAATCGTGAAGTTGTTACATATACCAATTATGATGACATACCAGAATCATTTGACAAGATAATAAGTTTCAAACCAGACTTTCCGCCTGATCCACACTCTGAAGAAGACCATGCATTTATGGACACATTTAACAGCAAACTACAAGCATTGAAAGCGAGACAGTCATGAGTTCATTAGCGGTTACAAGAATAGGTGATGCCGATGTTGCACATTGTTCAGGAATGACCAGAGCGGCAGGATCAACTAAGGTATTTGCAGATGGCATAGGCATATCACGTGAAGGTGACGACAACACATCACATTTGTTGCCACCAGTGCCATGTCCGTCACACACGGCACCAATAGCATCAGGTTCGAGCAAAGTAAAAATAGATACCAAAGGTTGTGGCAGAATTACTGACGGCCTAACAGGTTGTACATCAGTTGCTGAAGGATCCAGCAAAGTGTTTGCAGGGTAAATATTAGTATGGCAAAAGTAATATATTCCAATCCTAGACGTCCTTTAAGAAGCACAAATGAAAAAAGGACACAATTATTCAAAGGCTTCTCTACTGTGGGTAGAGATTTTGAAGATATTGCTTTGTATGATTATGAACTTGTGAGAGCAGATTTGCTAAATCATTTCAACATACGCAAAGGAGAAAAATTAGAAAATCCCGAAGTAGGTACAATCATTTGGGATTCTATTTTTGAACCAAACACGCAGGCTACTAGTGATGCTATCATTGCTGACGTGCGAAGTATTATCGAACAAGATCCAAGAGTAGAACTAGAAAGTGTTGATGTTGATTATTTTGAACATGGCTTACAAGTCACTATGAGTGTGTTGTACAGACAGTTAAATGTCCAAGAACAATTATCCTTAAATTTTGATGAAACACAGTCATTGAGTGTCACAAGTAGCATGAGTCCTACCGCATCTGCTGGTTATTAATTATAATAGCACTTTATAAAAACGTATAAATATTTTCATATATTATAAAGGTTCCTAATGAGTTCAACAGAACGTCAAAATAGTTTATTGGTCAACCAAGATTGGACCAAAGTTTATCAGACTTTTAAAAAGGCTGACTTTACTTCTTATGATTTTGATACCATAAGAAGAACAATGATTGCCTATCTCAAAGAAAACTATCCAGAAACTTTTAATGATTACATAGAATCTTCAGAGTATATTGCACTAATTGATTTGATTGCATACACAGCACAGGCTATATCATTTAGAGTTGATCTAAATGCAAGAGAAAACTTTATTGACACAGCATCAAGACGTGAATCAATACTTAGACTTGCAAGATTATTAAGTTATGCACCAAAACGTAATCAAAATGCCACAGGATTTTTGAAAGTAAATGCAATAGCAACCACAGAAAATGTAACAGATTCAGGCGGAATAGACTTGGCAAATACTGCTATTGTATGGAACGATGCGGCAAATTCAAACTTCTTGGAACAATTCACTGTAATATTCAATGCCGCTTTGGCATCCGGTCAAAAATTTGGTAGACCTATTCTGTCTGGTACAATCGGAAATATTGCAACTGAACAATACAAATTAGCAACAACAAATAATGATATTCCACTGTTCAGTTTCACGAGAAATATCAATGGTATCACAATGCCTTTTGAACTTGTCCCTGCAACATTTTTAGGTGAAGACTTTTTATATGAGGAACCACCTGTGCCTTCCAACAATTTTTCAATGATATACAGAAATGATGGTGCAGGATTTGGATCTGCTAACACAGGATTTTTCATGTATTTCAAACAAGGCAGTATGGGAAGTGTAGATTTCAACATTCAAGAAGCAACATCTAATCAAATTGTAAATTTACCTTATGATAATATTAATGATAATGATGTTTGGCTGTACAGTTTGACAGATTCAGGATTATTAGACACTCAATGGACAAAAATTCCTAGTATTGCAGGAAACAATGTAATTTATAATTCAATTGCTGTGAATAACAGAAATGTGTACACCGCAGTTACAAAAGCAAACGATCAAGTAGACCTTACTTTTGCTGACGGCACATTTGGTAATATTCCATCAGGCAACTTTAGATCATATTACAGAACAAGTAATGGTTTAGAGTATCAAATTGTGCCAGGTGATATGCAGGATGTGACAGTTGATATTCCTTATGTCAATTCAGATGGACAAAATCATACATTAAGTATTACAGCAAGTCTACAACAAACAATTTCAAACGCAACCACAGCAGAAACAAATGCATCTATAAAAGTGTTAGCACCACAAAGTTATTATACAAGTGATAGAATGATTACTGGTGAAGATTATCAAGTTGTGCCATTAACAATTAATCAAAGTATTGCAAAAGTTCGTTCTGTCAACAGAGCAATCAGTGGTACAAGCAGATATTATGACTTGAAAGACGTCACAGGAGCATTTTCTGCCACATCTCTAGTGTTGGATGACGGATTAATTTATCAAGAAAAGACAAATCCAACTACAACTTTTACTTTTACAAGTTCAAGTGAAATTTTGACATTTTTAAGAAACACACTAAATCCAATTCTTGCAAGTAAAGGCTTATTTAATTTTTATCTGAGCGAATTTGCAAGAAAATCTGGAGGTACAAGTAGAAAAGGAACTTAACCACATCGGGCACCAACACATCAACAGGATATTTTTATGAAGAAGGTCCATTGTCAACAGGTGAATCAAGCACAACCAATCTAAAATATGTAATTGTAGGCTCTTTGTTAAAATTTATTCCTCCAACAGGTAAATTTTTCAAAGCAGATGGTACACTTACATCGTCATCAACAGATGGCACTGAAGTATTATGGACAAAAGTTACAAAGGTTGTTGGTGACGGAAGTAATCAGGGTATAGGAAACTTGTTAGATGGTACAGGGCCAATCACTCTTGCTGACATTGTGCCAAACACAGCACAACTAACAGAAATAATTTATCCTTTACAAACTGCTCTAACAACTGCTCAGGAAACTGACATCATTGGATTTGCAGAACAGCATCTTAATTTTGGTTTGAGATATGATCAAGATGTTGTAGGCGGCGGTACATATCAAACAATAACAAGTTCTAATTTGTCTGCCAGTAATATATTTGCAACATCTTACGCAGGTAACAATACATCTGCAAATTTAGATGCTTCTTGGTTTATAAAATTTACTTCTGATGGAGAAACATATACAGTAACATACAGAAACTTATCATATCTGTTTGAAAGTAAGGAAAAAAATAGATTTTATTTTGATGAGACCACAAAAATTTATGATTCGCAAACGGGAAGAACTGTTAAAGACCTTATTAAAATATTAAAATCAAATTCTGGACCAGATTCTACAACACTGACACAAGATTATAATTTTGAGATTACAGGAAATGCTGTTGATCTTGATGGATACAATGATACACGGAAAATGAAAATAGGATTTTTAGATACAGATGATGATGGTGCTTTAGACGATCCAGATTCATTTACATCTGTTGTTAATCCAAATGAAAATCCAACTGAAAAATATATATTTTTCAAAAAAAATGTAGGCAACGGATTTAACCAATATGATTATACCACAGATAATTTTGTTGTGAGAGAACGTGAGTCAGAGATTGGGTCACCTAGTGATTATGAAAATGGACAATTATTTTATTTTTATCATGAAGAAGAAAATGTTGTAAAACAATACAATTCTACAACAGGATTATTAGAAGCAACTACAGATTATATTGCAAGACTTGGTAGGGCAGATTTAATCTACCAATACAAACACGGTGCTCCAAAAGACAGAAGAATTGATCCAAGTGTAAGTAACTTGCAAGAGATTTACACACTAACAAAAGCATATGACACAGAATATAGACAGTGGATTGATGGTGGACAAGAAGGCACAGAACCAGGTGCTCCAACA